AGCTTCATTTCAGCGAGGGTGACTGGCTCGGTCGCTGGAGGAGTGATGACTTTGAGCATTAGCGTTTCTCTTTGGATTTCTTAGAGGTTGCTTTCTCAGACTTGTTTTCTCGGGTTTCCGAGACCGGAGGAGCGGGCGCTTCGACAGCGCTCGCCCAACCGAGTCGGATGCAATTAGCCGCTTCATCGAGCGGGAGATCGTACACCAGATTAGAATCATAGGTGTACGATAGGCCCGCCACAGAAGTATGAAATTTGACTTTCATGTTTAGCTAGCTGCCATGACAAAGTGCTTAATCGGATCAGTGCCCGCATCAAGGATGCGACCATCATTGCGACTGAAACCAACGAAGCCAACCTGATGATAATCGGCATATCTTTCTTCGAGGCGCAAGAGGGTGAAGTCTTGAACATCTCGAATAAGGTACTTAGAAAAATCACCGTAGTAGATAACTTTTGCAGACGCTGCGATTACCGCAACATCTTGGTTGATAACGACAGGCACACCGAAGAGAGTACCGGGCGAAGTCGCAGAAAGATCGTTCAAGAAGATCGGTCTGTTCTGGTCATCGACTAGCTTTCTCACGGCTTTAAAAGTCGTGTCATTCATCATGAATTTAGCATTGGCTCGATACGCTGGATCGAGTGAGTGCTGCAAATCAAGGAGCTCATCGAAAGTGATAGCACTTGCGGAGGAGCCAGTTTTACCAGCACCAGAAGCAGAAATGCCCTGGGGCTTAGAAGAGTTGTCACCAGTCGTGAAATGGGTGTTAAGGATTCTTGCGATCCTTTCGCCCAACGCACCACCGATAAAGCTCTCAAGATCGATCGCAGAGTCTTGCAAGAGTTCAGCGGAAACTCGGATGAGCTTCGATGAATACTTGTAGGCTTTCATGGTGATCTGAGCGAAGGTGATATCTTGTTCACTCACCTGAGTGTTTTCAGCAAGGATCGCACCAACATTACTGTGATCGCTCACGGTAGGAATTGGGAGGTCATTGCCTGAGTCGGTTCTCAGAATGGTTGCGACTTCTCGCATTCCGCCGAAAGCCAACAAAGACGATTCAAGCTGATTGATGAAACCTTGTGGCACAGTGTAACCACCAGCGGCAGCGGTCAAAGATTGCGCACGGGCTTCGGCTTGAGTCTTAGGAGCTTTTGCGTTGAGCTTGAAGCTCAAGCGATTGTTCCCAAGTTCAAGACCGGATCGTTGCGCAGCGTTTCTCTGCTCATTGGAGGCACCGTTTACAGAGTGAAATCCCAACCATCCTCGAAGGGCCAGTGCTCGGTCTGAAGTGCTTTGACGATCGCCAAAATCGCGCACAAACGCAGGCGCTTCGATCGGGCTTGATCTTCGTGCTGCGGGTCTTTTGGAGCTGGCTTCCAAGCTTGCAAGCTTTTCGCTGCGAGCGGAAGCGGCTTCTTCGGGTGCTGCTTCAGGAGCTGCGCCACCTTCAATCTCGGTGATGCGGGCTTCGTGTTCGTCAACCTGAGAAACCAAGGCCTCAAAAGCGGTAGCTTCTTCGGGGGTCAGTTCTCGTTTTTCGGTGGTGCCGTTAGCATGAATAGCTCGGGCTTCGGCAAGTTTTGCGGTGCGCTGGTTGCGCAGTGTTTCGATTTCGGTCATTGGATTTCTTCCTAATATTTGCGGTATTAGGGCAGTGCATCAGTCTCGGTGAGAGACATAAAAAAAACGCACAGGCCCCTGAGTACGGGATCTGTGCGTAAAGACTGCACTGATTTCGATAATCGATTAAACCACGGATCTGCGATTCGTCAACACTCGCACCAAAAAAAAAGGAGGGGGTGGAGGATTTCCCCCACCCCTAGAGATGTCAGCAAAACAGGTGCGTTTTTCTTACCGGTCGCCCCGAAGGCGAAGCTCACGCAGGCGTTGCGCTGACCTGATGGCGTCCTGGGTGTAGATCGAGAGCGACCTCACGGCAACGCTGGTGTCCGGGTAGGCGGGATAAGTCACCACGCTCACATCGTGGAGCTCCACGGCAAGAAGGGAGCGCACTCGTTTGCCGTCCACAAGATCCCACGCATCCTCAGAGGTCGTAAAGGCGAACGACATCTGCGAGACATCACCCCGAGCCATGACTGCCATGAGGTCGGCGGCATACTGGGTATCAGGCGGGTCGATGATCACTTTGAGGCCGATCGCATCGCTCTCAAGTCTTAGGGTGCCCGAGACGGTGCGCCCGAGGATGAGCGAGGGGTTGTGATCAATCAAGGCCCGCACATCGGGGTTAGAGTCAAGCGAGCGGGTAAATGCACCAGGGCGAACGAACTCCCGAAAGCCGCCGAGGTCTTCGCTTGAGAGATCGTACTTTGCAGCGTAGCCAATGATCTTTTGCGCTGCGACATCGACTCTTAGCTCGGTAGAGAACCTTCGTTCTACGGTATTAGTTTTCATCTTTGACCCCTTTCATGTTTTGAATCTTGAGCGAAACTGCTTCGGCAAGTTTCGTTGCGGTCACTGATCCTGAGAAGTCCAGCCAAGTGGATCGGAACTGGTCGAGATGCCTTTGCACATGACCATCGAGGTCAGCGGTTAATTGGAACGCCTCAAGCACGGGCGAGTAGGCGGACACGACGCGGGCCCGATGCTCAACGCAGAAGTGATCAAGCTTGGCGAGAAACTCTGCGGGTTTGTTGGCAAAGCGCTTCACGGCTGAACACTCCACATTTTGAAGGCGCTCACCTGCATCATCAAGGAGGCGTAGGATGATCGACTCATGAGAGCGGGTCGGAGTGTCCGCTGGAGGGTTTGGTAAGGTTGGTGGTGTTGGCACAGCCATCAGACTCGGATCGGTTGCAGGCGCTGCCGTGGGTGCGGTGCCGAGTGCCTGCATATTCATCGGCTGCATATACACATCGCCTTCTGGCCCGATTGGATTTAAATTCTCCTTTGAGCGAATTTCGTTGACACTAAGCCAGCCCCAGTTCCTTCCAACTGAGTACGCCTGATAACGGGAAGCCTGATCGCCTCGGAGGATGCCCTCAACATTAAACTCGAAAAAGAAACTCCCCTTGTCTTTCGGCCTGATAATCTTGCGGTTAAGTTGTTGCTCCCAACGCACCAACCACGGGCGAAGCGTATCCACGACAAAGCTGATTTCCATCTGCTCGAGGGAGTTGTACGAAGTCTTTGACAAGTCCTTTAACTTATTCGGTGGTAGGTTAAACCATCGCGCGACCTCGATGATTTGGAACTCTCTCGACTGCAAAAACTGCGAATCGTCAGGAGGCACGCCGATCGCTTCCCACTTAAGGCCCGCCTCGAGCAAAGCAACTCGGTGACTGTTCGCACCACCTGCATGAAGTTCTTCAAACGATCTGCGAAGGTTCTGCCGTGCTTCGGGCGAGAGTTGCCCAGGGAAAGTTAACACACCACCGGGCCTCGCTCCTCTGCCAAAGTAGCCAGCACCGAACTGCTCAATAGCCATTGAGAGGCCGAGCGACTGGCGAGCAAGGCCGATCACGCTCATGCCTGAGATGCCATCGAAAGAAAGCCCCGGTATGTGGAGCATATTGCCAGCGGTGATGAAAGCTTTGTTTCGGTGTAGGTCGTAGTAGAGTTCGCCTGAGTCGGTGCGCTTGGGTGTCACAATAGTAGGGTCAATCGGCCAGAGCTCGACCACATTGCCCTCGAGGTCACGCACGATTTCGCTGTAAGAATTGCCATGCAAAAGAAGATGCGCCATCGAGGCCTCACGCCATTGGAGCGAGCTCATCTCGGGGTTGGGCTCATCATGAAGAAGCGTATGCAGCGGGTTCGCTTTTGCGTGCATCTTGCCACCACCGGGGAGGCGTTCGTAGTAGTTGAGCGGGAGACTCGACACCGACTCAGCAATGCACCGCACCGCAGCGTATACCGCTGAGTAGGTCATCGCGGTGTCAGGGGTGACGCTGATGCCTGAGTCAGTTGATGCGCCACCAAATAACTCGTTGAGCCTAGGGTCTTTCAGGTTGCCACCTGAGAGGGAAAGTGCCCGAGAGATAAAGCCTTTTATGCGTTCGATCATAGTAGTGTGATCCCTTGGGTGTCGTAAATATTTGTAGCGTTTAGACTGCTGACCTGTGCCCGTCCGAGGGCCATAATTGTGGCGACAATACCATCGATCTTCTCGACCGCTTTTCCCTTGTGCATTTTGATATTGCCTGCGTTGTCTCGCTCGACTTGAACATTCGAGAACATCCAGCGCAGCACTGGGTTGCCATCGTGGGCGATCTTCTCACTGAGCACCAAGACTTCTAATTCTTTCGAGGGTGCGGTCATCGCAGCAAAGCCTTGCCCGAAGCCGACAAGCCAGTCGGGTCGCCCGTTATTCTTGCCAAGTGTTTCGAGATCCTTACTGATCTGGTTGATGTTCCAGCGATCGACTGCGATCTCTTGTATGTTGTACTTTCTCGCTAGGCCATCAATGACCGCCACCACCGCACGGTAGTCGAGCGATCGCCCAGGCGTAGTCACGATCAGGCCTTGGCGCTCCCAGTCGTCGAGCCGGTGCTTGTTATTGCGCTCTCGTTCCCGTGCTGCGTCCGCAGGTGCGAAGAAGGTCGGCACGATCCAGTAGGGTTCGTTCGGTTCGATAGGCGGGAAGAGAAGCACGAAAGCCGTGAGATCTAAGGTACTTGAGAGATCAAGACCCCCGAACGCCATCCTCCCGGAAAGGTCAGGGAGATCGCGGGAGCACGAATCCCAACGCTCGAGCGAGATCCATCTCGTCTCCTGCGATGTCCACTGATTCAAGTGTAATCTTCTGAAAGCGTTCTCTCGGGAAGGGTTGGCACTGGCTTCTGCGACCGCCTTCACGAAGTAATCCTCTTTAACGGTCACGCCATAGTTGGGGTTGGCTTGTTTCCAAGTCGATTCCGCTTTCCAATCACCTGTTGAGGTGTAGATTTTGGAGTAGAAAGTCGGGTCGTGGATGAGTTTATCGTTGACCCCTTCGGCATATTGGCGAAGCTCCCAGCACAGACTCTGGCGATCATGCCCTGCGGTCGTGAGTGCGAGCGTTAGCGGTTGCCGACGGGCCCCGGTCGAGGTCGTTAACACATCCCAAAGCTCTCGATTTGGTTGCGCATGAACCTCATCCACGATCACTCCATGAGCATTCAATCCGTGTTTCGTGAAGGCGTCGCTTGATAGCGATCTGTAGAACGAGTTCGAGGCCTTATGCTCGATGGTTTTGTTGCGGTAGATTCTGAGCATGGTTGAGAGGTTCGGGTTTTCCTCGATCATCTGGCAAGCCTGATCGAATACGATCGAGGCTTGATCTTTGTCGGATGCTGCGCTGTAGATTTCCGCACCCTCTTCACGATCAAGGCAGAGCAAGAAGAGAGCGATGCCCGCTGCAAGAGTTGACTTACCGTTCTTGCGTGGCACTTCTAAATAGGCGGTGCGGTACTGCCTGAGACCATCCTTGCGAACTGTCCCGAACAATTCATTGAGGAACTGTCGTTGCCATTCAGCCAGGACGAAGCCCGTGCCCGCCCACTCGCCTTTCGTATGGCGTAGGTGATCACCAAAGAACCGAACGATCGGGTGATCTTTGGCGGGTGCAGGCTTCTTTTTCCTAGGCGCTCGGGTGGTTATTGGATCGCCCTCATGATGTCGATGATGCCGTCTTTGCCAGCGTTCGAGCTTTGGAGATTCGGTCTCGATGCAGGCGTCAGGCCGAACTGGCATTCAAGTTTTAAAAGTTGATCGTGCATTTTGCATGAGACCATGTAAGGCGGGGTCTCTTTGTAACCCTTCGGGCGTTCGTCATCACCCATGATCTCGATGTGCGTGGGAGTTCCAGCAGACAAAGCGGCCTCGGCATCAATCCATCGGACGAGACAGATCGCATAGCGGGAAAGACTCGAGCCATCGATCTCGGTGAGTACGCCAACACGGAACAAAGCCTCGCTCATCTGGTCGAAAATAATCTTTTCCCGAGGCCCGAGAAACTCGGGTGAGTCGAGTTGCGATGCGCTCGGCTTCGGTTCGCCGGTGCGTGTTTTCGCTCTCCATGCTCCACGCATTTTTAAAATTGCAGTCGGTGTTTTTTTCGGGCCTCTAGCCATTACTACTCCTAAATCATCAAAAACGGGCTGTATACTGGTGAAAATCTGTAAACGGATACCACGCGAGGTAC